GTCAACTTCTTCAGTATCTAATTCGACAATAGAATCTACAGGCACTTCTGCCTTGCCGATACGATACCAGTGCTGATTAACACCGATACTATCTTCACGGATACCAAGATATTCCAAGTCTGGAAATGAGTGTTCACGCAAAATGGCTTGTAAGCGATGATGCATGAGTTCTGTTTTAGAAGGCATAATAAGGGTTAGGAATCTCAGGATAAACTAATCTACTTTCGAAAGAATAAACACCATCTTCCATACTAATTGTATGTTTTGTAACCACAACTCTACGTTCAATAAGTGTTGCTTGGTTTGGTGGTAATGGTGGTAGGTAAAGTCCTATCATTACAAAGGTAATTTTGCTCTGGATGTTTTCTTCATGAAGTTAAGTTGTTGTGCATCATATTTTAATTTCTCTTTCAATGGTTTTGAAATTAATTTTGATACAGCATCTACCTCTATCTTGTTCTCTTCACAAAAAGCAATGATTGCATCGATGTAATTAAAGTTATTATCTTTAACTATCTTTTCAACCTCTTCTGCGAATCTAGACTGACAAAGGAACTTCTCCTTCATGATATCATCAACTTTAGTTGCCATAGTCTCTTGTTTTGTGTTCGACAAATTTTTTAATGTATCTGGTAAGAAGTTTAATATAGTGGTCTTTGTTTCGTTTTTCATAGACAATGCACTCTCCGTTTTCAGCAACCATAATGGTTATAAGTTTTTTAACTGGAATCCCAGTCATTTCATAATACATGCAAGCATAAGCAGTTTCTTGCACGAAGTAGTTTTCAATCCATTCTTCTGGCTTAATCTTTGTTGATGTCTTAAAGTCTATTACCGCAAGTTCCCCATCATACTCTGCTATGCAATCAACTCTACCTGCTAGACCAAAGTAATCGCTGTACAGAGATTTCTCTAAAGCATGTATGTTATTTATACGATTTAGGTTTGCTTTAGATGATAGGAATAAAAACTTAGTAGATGGAAGAACATTATCGATTTTGTTAACGTCTTCATTTCTTAAGTAGTGTTCAACTAGATCATGATACTTAGTTCCTCTAAATGTAGATTCCCTAGTTATCTTGTTTGCTTTTTCATCACCAACTCGCTTTCTCCATTCATAAAATATTTCACGATTGTAGAAACTTGTAACTGATGTGATAGATGGATATAGCTTCCCAGATGGAACTTTATAGAAACGAGTTCCATCTATATTTGTTGTCTCTAAGTCGTCACCTTTTAAATAATCTAAATGTTTAAACATCACATACCCAGAGCAATTTTAGTGAGAAGATAATTTCGGACAAGTCCAGAACGAACGATATCATCAATATCAAATTCAATAGATTCGAAGTCATTAGTCATAGACATAATGATTTTTTTAAAATCTAGAATCCCGTTCTTTTCGTTGGTCTTTACAAGATCAGTTTGTGCGGCATCACCACAGAAAATAATCTTTGTGTTTTCACCAACTCTTGTTATTATACTATCTAATTCATGAAAATTCAAGTTTTGCATTTCATCTACTAATATAATGCAATTATCCATTGTAGTTCCACGAATGAATGATGTAGACCAAAACCCAACTGTTTCTTGAGTTTTAAGTGCACCATAAAGCATTTCAAAGTCCTGATCAGATGGCATTTCAAACATATACTTTACCATATTTTTGTATGGAATCTGATACAAGAATGATTTGTCCTCGTGATCACCTGGTAAAAACCCAATCTCTCGTGTAGATACAAGAGAACGAACTACATATACTTTTTCATACGGTGTAAGTTGATCTAAAACATCTTTGAGAGCAAGATATAATGCTACAAATGTTTTACCTGTTCCAGCTGCACCATATGCAAATATATTTTTACCTTCACCGTATGCTTCAAAGAACCTTTCTTGATTCTTTGTCAATGGTTTAATATCAACCATTGCATCAGTATTGATTGGTTTCTTTCTTTTTAATTGTTTTGCACTCATGCTGCCAATCCCAGAGGAGTTTCCGTTTCCGTTTCTTTTTTTAGCTGGCATTAGAATGAATAATCCCTATTTTTACGAACTACTGAGCCTGGTTGACGAGACGCTCGATCTAGAACTTCGTTCCAACCAGAGGATGATGCCTCTCCTGTCCACTTGAACATTTCCTGAGATGCTGCAACTCCTGCTTGCCAATCTTTATCCCAATCGGGATTGTCTTTTCTCCATTGATCGTACTCTTTCATAGTCATAGAAAGTTCTTTCTTCTCTTTTGACTCTTTATGTATTACTGGATATGTAGGCATAAGTGTTTCGTTTTGTAAAGTATTTAGACCCACTCAAGGGCTTCAGATACAGCAGGAAATTGTTCGGTAAATACCTTACGACATCCCTCTGCAATATCCATATGTTCTTTTTGTGTTCCGTGTGCAGATCTTAAATTAATATAATGAATCCAAGAACGACAAGAACCTGTCATATAAATTTTTGTGGGTGTGCATAGTGGCAATACCATTCTAGCACATTCTTTCGCAACACCCAACTCTAACATCTGATTGTAAAGTGCAAGAGAAGAACCAAAAAGAGTTCCCATCTGCATATTTAATGATTGTATCACTTTAGGATCTAAATCATCAGTAGAGTTTTGACGATTCTTTTTATCTTGTTTACGAAGTTTAGGTAATTCTATAGATCCTAATGCAGTGCTAGCTGCATATCTTTGAGAGAACTCTTGAAATGTAAAACTACGATGTCTTAATATCTGTGCTGCAATTGCACGAGTAGTTTCAATCTCAAGTGTCATTGTTGATTGTTCAAAAACAGACCAATGATTATGCTTAATACAATACTTCAACAAACCAGAATAGTTTTCGTTATCTTGGTTTGATGGATTTGATACTCTGGCAATATATGCCATAGTTTTTTCTGCGTCAGGAGTGACACTTACAAGTTTTATTGTCATAATTTAATCTGGGTAACCGTCATCGTCTTCAAATACTTCATCATAGTCTTCTATACTTTTTTTAATTTCATCATACTTAGTTGAGTCCAGATAACTTTTAGCGTCAGCATAAACCTCTGATTTCAAAGACTCAAGAACTTTTTCTAAGTCACTGATGATTTCTTTTAGTTTTGCCTTCTCCATATTAAAGTGGTAATTGTATATATTATACCATAAAAAAAGGAGGGTTTCAACCCTCCCTGTTATTAACTGCAAGGAACTGCCTTGCTTTTAACTTTAAGTCCACGATACATTAGTTCGTGCCTTTCACGCTTTGCTGCTTCGTCAACAACTTTTGCGTTGTACTCTTCAGTGTCATACTCGACACCACGGTAAGTAACTGTTGCCATTTGCTTGTCCTCAGTAGTAGGGTTTTTACCCCGTTCCTTCAGTCGGCTTTTGCGTCTCCGAAGAGATGAACGAATCCGTTCCGAGTCGGCTTACTTGCGACCTCTTATGAGGTTGAACGTTGTGTTAATTCTAACACATTCCTATTATATAGTCAAGTAATTATGTATTATCTGATACATTTTCATTTTCTTTTAACAAGTTTGTGACCTTTGTTTCATTTCCATCCATAATCTTAATTTCATATAAAGAAGATCGCATATACTTCTGTAGTTTTTTATACTTTTTCTTTATATTCTTAACTTCATCTGCATTAACATCAATGTTCATTTTCTTTTTACCTTCTTTTTGGGTGGTGTTGCCTTGGTTGCTCCATCATAAGTTCTTGGGTGAACTATACCTTTTGTCCATTCAATAGATTTTACATTCTTATACTTATCATAGTAAGCATCAAATACATCTACAAAAGTAGCTCCTCTTACAATATCATATTTTAATTTTTCCTCGTGGTTATAACTTACCACAAAGGAATCAGATGGTAACTTTTTGTCATTTGCTTTATCTAATTCGCACTTTTCAAAAAGTACTTTGATCTTATCATCAGTCATTTAACGAACCCCCCAAACAATATCAGGATAAGCTTCAGTAACATTTTCTTTTGTTATCTTGTACTTATCATATAATTTTTTATCTTTCATAAGACATAAGATCTCAGCATCAAGTGGATGAAGTCCTTCAAGAATTTGAATAAACATTGTTTCTCTACGGAGAGAGTTCAATGAATCATTACCACCTCTAATAAAGTTGTATAATTTTGTCCACTCTTTACGAAGAGTAGTTCTACCTTGCTTCAAGTCAGTGGCATTACCCATAGAAACTGTATCATTATACTCCATAGTTCCTACAAGTTGATTTACTTTAGTGCTTAAAGTTCCAGAACTTACTTGTTCATCTTTTAAACTTGAATATGGCACTTCACCTTCTGGAAGTAATGATATAACACTATCATCATAATTCCAAATGAATATAGCCTTTATAGACTCGTGTTCATACTTTTTAAGAACCTCCACCTTTTTTGCATTTGATCTTTGTTTTGATGCAAGAGCAAGCACCTCAAAAGTAAATGGGTTAGGTGGAAGATTCACTATTGGTTGGGGAACAGACACCTTAGGCTTTCTTGTTTGAATTGCCTCTGCCTTTTTAGATGTCTTCCTCGTTCTCTTCGTTGTTGTCATGTTGTTCAAACCTCACTGCGACTATTTCGTCTGGGATA